ATCTGTAATTTTAATAAATCTCCACACGCTGGCGCACCCACTAGCCCGGTGCCAACTCCTTGCTCGTTCTTATCAAACGACCCAGCATTACGCGGGTGTTCGAAGTGATCGATTACTTTTTCTGAATATGCCATTGATTCTCCTTGTATTGTAATAGTTACTATTATAACGTATTTAACACAAAGAGTCTAGGGATTTTTTATTTGCTAGCGGCTCGGCCGGCCATCTTGCTAACGATCTTACTTGCATCGCCTGCAGGGGCAGAATCTGCACCTAATGGATCTGAGTCATCGATGGTATTTTCTGGTAGTGCCAAATAGATGTACTTGGTACCAGTTTTTGGATCATCTTTGATGTCTTTAATTAAACTTTTTACAGTTTCGTTATGTTCGTGTGCTGCTTCTAATGCAGCATAGTTAAATGCTTCGTTACCGGGGATATTACGTACACGGAGTATAACAGTATCAACTTTAACTCGCGGAGTTACTGCGCCACTGTTAGTAGCTTCGTGACGTAGCCATTCTAGTGCAGTAATCAATGAAGCGTCACCGCGTGAATCCGCTTCGTCTTCAATTGAATCTTGTTCAATATCAAACTCGGCCTCGTCAATTGATTCTACAATGATGTCGCGAATTTTCATTATCGACGCGCTCTACCTAGATCGTCGCCACCGCCTACAGCAGCATCAGTTGCTCCGAATCCGTCTGTTTCTGTGTCTAGATCGCTGCCCATGTCTTGGTCCATGCCTAGCTCATCACCACCCATACCCTGGTCCATGCCTAGCTCATCACCACCCATACCCTGGTCGCTGCCCATGTCCATTGACTGGTCAACTTGCTCACCGCTTAGTGAACGCACAGCAGTATCGGCACCTTCGCGGCCACTGGCTAGTGCTTGATAAATGCTGTCTAGTGTCGGACGGATGGAATTTTTAAATGCTTCAGCTTGCTCTTGGCCAATTTGGTCACGAATTGTGTCAACCAGGGCAGGCAATTGTTCATTTTGAACTTTGCTGATTTTCTCTAGCATGTCTTGTAGACTATCAACGATGTCTTTGGCAGCTAGAACAGCTTCGCTACGACCCATTTCGCTTTCAAACAATCCCTGCTCGGAACCCATCCACTTATCAATGCCTTCTTTAACTAGCATTAATTCCATGTATTTGGAGTTCTTTTCAGCAGTGTGACTACCGAACGATTTTTTAATTGCTGTGATGTTCTCACTAAGTGCTTTGCTTAGGCGTTGTGCTTTGGCATATGTTAGATTATCGTAATCAATCGAAAAGCCAAAGCGACTTTCCATGATTTTATTAATCTTCTTAGGTGTGACCTCAGTACGCATTTCAGATAATCTCATTTTGTTTATTCCCAAACTATATTAAGTATTTATGTCTTTGTTAATTCTTTGTTAGATTCAAAGAGCTATTATTCCCATACTTTATGGTACTTAGCATGGTTATGTATCCTTGCTATCTTGTCTCTAGCAAAACTTAGTTTAGTTTGCGCTACTTCTAATCTTGCACTGCGAATATCAACAGAATTGTAGTCTTTCTGACGTACTGCTCCATCTATACTGCGGCGTAGGGCCAGCATATCTGTATAGTTCTTATTAATTTCTTTATCCAATTGGAGGATTTCGCTAGCAGTATTAAACGAATTCTTAATAGTGTAGATGGTGTAAAGTACTGCACTGATCTTAGTTTCGAATGTGTGTATTACTTCATCAAACGAATTGAACAAAGTGCAAGAACCATTAGAGGATACATCTAATCGATACAATCCAATTTTGTAACCATTTGTTGTTTGTCTGCAAATAGGAGTACGGGCGGAGTTTAACGTGTTAAGCTCTTTGGTTGTCCAATATTTCAGATAATCAGTGACTAAATCAGCTTCTTTAGCAATTTGCCTAGGGAGCTTATTTGATTTTTTTAGTGTAGGTGATTTGACCATTTTCATTGCGGCGCAAGAGTATGTCTTGCACAGTTAGTTGATTTGCTATTACTTGCTCTCTTTCATTTAGAGAGCTCTTGGATACTTTATCTTCGTGGCTAAAACGACCAAGTAAGTCTGCTTGCTCGTTTGTTATTGCAACTGTTAAGTTGTTTAATAATTCTACTATTTTCATTTGATATGTATAATTAGCGTGATAATGGCGCCAATCATTGCTCCTGCAATGGTTGTACCTATGCTAATCATTGCTTTATATGGGCCGGCCGCATCATGTTCTGCTACAGCCGGTTTAGTTGTTACAAAGTTTCTAATTTCTACTAGATATGTTTCTAATTTGTCAATGCGAGTCTCGAGATTTGACAATTTATTATCTAAATTTACATAACGCTCTGCACACAATTCCACATGTGCTTCGAGACTCTTTTTTTCTATTGCAGTAGTGGACATTGTGGAGCGTTGCTTTCTCATATTAATTTAAAATATCATTGCTGATAGTATTACCATTGAAGTATTTATACTAATAAGCATATCTTTCAACGTATATATTTTTAATAGCTCCGTATGGATAGAAAATCGGTAACATGAACTTTGCAGTTTCTGTTAATCCTGTAATAATAGGTACTTGCTCTAGGTCTTTAAGTAGGCCGCCGAGTGGTTGGTTGGGTAAATCATATATGTCAATTGACTCAGTTGCCCATATCCAAGTCCATACTTTTTGATTTCGTCCAGTATAGAACTCGCCAAAGTCTAGTACATTTAACTCATTTACTATACTCTCAACAGGTAGCTGTATGCAATGAGGCTGTGTGCGAAGGCCAATACACTGAAGGACTGTTTCCCAATTACGTTGTTGGTTGCGGTCAAGACTATCATGTTCCTTTCCGCGTACTATACCTGTAGGAGTAATGTCTACTAGACTATAACCCATGTAAAACTGACCCTGTATGCTCATGTAAGTATTTATCGGACATAAAAAAAGCACTTACTAGAAGTGCTTCGTTTATTTTAGTTAAAAACTAATTAAGACGTTGCAATCTTAAAGCCATATGTGCTGGCAGTAGTAGAGGTGTTGGCCCAGACATTTGATCCGCCTGCGACTGAGATATTGCCGGTGCCAGCAGCACCTGTTAGTGCCTGGATACGACTGTTGATAGTGGCTACGTTTGACCCAGTTGCTTCTATTAACACACTAATTTGTGTCGAGTCAACTTGATACATAGTAATTGTGCTATCAATAGCAATACTACGTAGAATAGTCTCCACTGCGCCGCCGGTGGCAGAATCAGCAGCTACTAATGTCTGGCTTTTCCCTAGTACAATAGAGAAGGCCGTTGGGCTTTTTGTAAGACCAGTAGCAATGATAGTGGCTAAGGTGCCGTCTACAGCAGCATCAACATTGTTAACTCCATTTGCATCGCCTGCATAACGTGTTTGGTATGGCATAATATATTTCCTTTTATTAAATGTGCGTTTTACGCATACATTTATTTATAAACCACATTATTAGATGATCCCATGCGAAAGTACAGCCATAAAAAAGCACCTACGAGAGGTGCTTTATTATTTTAGTTAAAAACTAATTAAGCTAGTTTGAAACCAGCTGCTGAGCTAACAGTTACAGAAGAAGCTGTAACGTTACCAGCAATTCCGATGTTACCACCAAGAGCAACAATACGTGCTCCGATAGTAGCTGCGTCGGAGCCGCAAGCTTCTAGTAGAACGCTGATTTGTGCTGCATCAACTTGATACATAACAATAGTGCTATCAACACCAATGCTACGTAGAATAGTTTCTACTGCACCACCAGTTGCTGATTCACCAGCGACGAAAGTACCCATTCCGGTCAATTTCAAAGCCAATGGGCTTTTTGTAAGACCAGTAGCAACGATGGTACCTAGTGTACCGTTTTGTGTTGCGTCAAAGTTGTTAACTCCATTTGCATCGCCTGCATAACGTGTTTGGTATGGCATAATATATTTCCTTTTATTAAATGTGCGTTTTACGCATACATTTATTTATACAAATATAGTAAAACCGTACTAATACGACTATTTATTGAAGTGGGCTTTGCCGAATACGCCGCGATTTACCAGCTTAACTAGTCCCGCAGTAGTGCTATTAAACACAAATCCTTCGCCGGCCTTCTGGCCGCCAGTCCATTGCTCAAAGCCCTGTACCTGCGGCTCTAACTGTGCTGCTAGATTAGTCTTAAATGCGTACACTGCATTCCATGTATTCTTCAATGCATTGTAACCTTGTTCTTGCACATACAAGTATCCAGGAGCTTCCTCAGTTCCGACTAAGGTCTTAAACTGCTTACCGCTAACATTATGTTGTAGCCAAGGTACGATCTCTTCAGCAGTCTGCCCAGTAATCTTTTGATTAAAGTACTTTTTAAGTGCTGCCCGTGCAACACCATCCATGCCTGTTAGGAAATCATCTGCTAATTTACCCATCGGACCATTAACTGCTTTTAATGCAGCGTTGGATACTTGCACCGGATCTTTAATCTTAAACTGTATACCAGCAGTAGGAGTTAGAACTGCCACGTTGCTGCCATTGCGTAGGCCTGTCTTACCATCCCACGGAGCACCATTCATCTGGTGTACTACAATAATACCAACCTTGCCTGCGATTAGTTGCCCGATTGGACTCTGTGGAGGCACACGGTAAACAACAGTAGTCGGTTTAAATTCATACATACCGTTTACTACAGGGACTTCGCCTACATGCATTAAGTCACCTTTAAACGTGCCATTTACAACAGTGGCGGCTTCTAGACCTTTCCAAATTAGCTGGATCTTAGCATATAAATCATTGCGGTCTGACCCACGTTGACGATCGTATTCTACCCATTGCTCGGGGCTAGTAGGATATACTCCCTTGGCAGGCATATACTTGTCTGCACAGAAGAACTCACCGGACTCTTTGCGACCAAATACTAATGCGATGCCGCCGTCCCACTTGATACTAATTTCACCAGGGTTAGCAATAAGTTCTTTCAACGCTGTTACATACATCGATGCTGATGATAGTCCATCAAATATTGCATCCTCAGGGTGAGGAATACGTGGTCCCTCGGCTGCTTCGTTTAGTGTGTCAATAAATTCAAAGTTCACAGTTGGTGCCCCATGTGTCGGAACCAAGCTGCTGTACCTACTCCAGGCGCAGTCTCTGGCAACGTAATTAATCCTTTAGCAGCATCGTCTCGAGCTTGTGCTAATTTTCTATTTATTGTATCAACATCATCATATTTCTGTAGTGCTGCAATCATCGATTTAACACTATATAAATCTTTTGCCTTAGCAGCACCGCCTATTAGGATTTTTGCTACTTCGTCCATGCTACGTGCAACAACATCACCTGTATCTCTGCGAACAAGTTTAGCACCAAACGGATCAAACTTTAAATTCTCAGACTTGGCTAGACTACTAATCAATACAAAGTTTGCTTGCCCTTTAAATGAAGGGTCCTTGTACATATCACGTAAACCATGTTGATGGTAGGGTGCCACAAGATTAACATCATGTATGACCATTAAGTCAACTTGTGCAACTTTAACAGCACCGGATGCAGTCTTATACTTTACTCCAATGCTAACATTACGTCCATTAACATTAGCTTCAATTCCCTTTGCAGTAAAGAATGTCTGCATTGCTTTCTTAGCTGCTAACACAGGATCTTTGGGATTGTCCTGGGTTTCAAATACAGCCACTACGTCAGCGGCTTCGACCATTAAGTCGATATCGCCCGATGGGATACCCTTACCCTGTGCATCTTGTTTATATCCTGCACTACCGATATCTGTTTGTAAATTCTTTAGTAATGCCTGCGGCATTTCGCGCTTGGCAATGGCTACAACCTGCGGAACATCTTCTTGCTCAACTGGTGTGCTGGATGGTATGGCGTTGCCGCCTTCGTATAAATGCATCATTGTTTTGGTGTCATCTGTGTTCGTGCTAGCTGTTTGTCGGCCGCTGCTTGTACTGCTGGTGCAACTGAGGCTTGCCCTGCTGGCGGAATTACCCCGGGTGCTGTGGCTTTTGCTGCTTGCTGTCTTAGACTCAGCTGCAACATTCTTTCCTCATCGGGGCTAAGTGCTTTAGTCTTACCTGTTTTTGCCGGCACAGTTGCCTGTGCTGTAGGTGCAACTGGTTGGTTGGGATTAGTAGCACTTGCTTTATTCCTTGTTACCCCGGGAGTTTGTTGGGTAATGCCGCCAGTAGCAGTGGTATGCGGCACTGTCTGCAATTGCGTGGCCATCTGTCCGATTGCGCTTGCACCAGCGGTATTAGTTGGTTCTACTGGCTCTATTGGTTCGGACGGGGGAGGAGTGCCAGTTGCCGACGTGCCTGCAAGTTTAGATTTTACCCATTCTTTACCCTTTGTAGCGTAAGGTGCGGCCCATTTAGCAGTTGCGTTATAGTTCTCTTCGCCACCATAATGCTTTGCTAAGTTGCTAAACACACCTTCAGTAATTTCATTTATCTTCATTATTTTTCATCCTGCGTACACCGCGTTTGAATTTCTCTGGCTCCTGCGTACGAATACTATTAATTAGTCTGCGTTCAAGCTCGCCGGCTTGTTCAGCATCGTAGTTTTCACGAATATAATTAATCAAATTAATTGCACCTTGAATGACGTGAGTTGCACGACTTTCCACTAGATTCTCACGATCCTTGTGTACTAGTAATGTATCAATTTCATCTAAAATGCTGCGAGCTCGCTTTTGCAAGATTATACTCCGAGTTAGTTATATTTATTTAAAATTGAAAATGCATTAGTGTAACTATTGCCGCGGCGCGCATCTAGCACAGTTAAAAAGTCTAGTTTTGGTATTAAAATAGTGTCATCGTCAATGAACGTAACATATTCTAACAGTTGTTGATCTATATTGTGTTGACTAGATAGCGGCATAGTTTGACAATTTAGTATTCCTTGCGCCCATTGCCAACGGAGTTCAACAGGATCAGTTACTCGATTAGTATTAAAATTTTCTCTAACCCAATTAGTTAATTTGGAATAGGTAAACACATTAAGCACACTAATTGTGGTGTTTATTGCAAACATAACATTAACAGGCGAGTATTCTTTGATTTTAAATAAGTTGTCTTTTACCTGGTCCCAGACAGCTGGGTATCGAATGTACTCAAATCTAGTACCTATATCATCAATGCTAAAATCAACTTGCACCAGTTTAAACTCTGCCCACAAATCTAATAATAACTGGCTTGGCATAATAGTACCATTAGTATTATAGGTAATATGCACATGGGATTTAATTGGTATTGCTTGCAGAAAGTCTATGTGAGTTTTACTTAACAACGGTTCGCCCCCGTTGAAATGTATGTATTTGATATTAGTAAGATCTAATGTCTGCCAGTACTTGTTGGTATGAAATTTTGTAGTGGGAGTGATCCCGATCTCCTGTTGCCATGCGCTGCTATAGGTCGGGCCGCAGGTAACACATTTTAAATTACAAGTATTTCCCACCCAATAATCAATACGCACGAGCTCTTCCTGAGTATTATCTAAATTATTGTCCTTGTACCATTGATTGCTGCCCTGTCTCCTGGAGATAGCGTTCGATGATTCTTTTTTCCAACACTGTTGGCAAGCGGCTGGCCGTTTGTTATTTAAAAATTGTTGTCTAATTTCTATTAGATTTTTAGTCTGAAACAATTTGTCGCCAACAACAGAAATCGCAGGAATTAAGCAGCAAGCTGATACCTTTAACTCATCGGATTCTTCTATGTAGATATTTTTAAAAGCATCATAGCATAAGTTAGTCATTCGGGTTTCTTCAATCCAGCTAACATCAACTTGAGTTTTGTACTATCAGCGCCGCCTTGCACTCTGGGTTGTTCCCATGCCGGAGTGCCATTTGCTCGTTCCCATTGCTTAGGCTGGCCATCAGTGCCTTTAATCTGATTCATAATGCCAGTAATCTTAGGCGGCCCACCGTTATAGCTGTCTGCATTGTCGCCACCTTCGTCGGTGATACGCATTGTTTCGATATTGTACTCTAGGTCAATCTTCATGCCGACGCCAGTACTACTACGCGATTTCATACACTGAATTTGATACTTACCACGTTCCTTCATCGCACGACTTGTAAAAATACCAAACACATTATCTGCTGTATTGATCTTACTAATGCCACCTGCGATGTGGCTATGGTCGAACTCTACTTCTTCCACTGCACTACGATTCAACTGACTTGCTGTAATCAATAAGATGTTTAGTTCTTTTGCAAGATTACGCAATTCTTCCGACACATACTTGTCCTTAATAAACTGATCGCTTGGATTAACTTTAACACTAACTGGCATCATCATGTCTAAATAGTCGACCATAACAAAGTCAACTTTATTTCCAGTTTGAATTTGATATTCTTTTAAGAAACTGCGGAAATCATTAATTGTACTTTGGGCTGGCATCCACTTGACACGGTATGACCCTGCTTTTTTTCCGGCCATTGCTACCTTTAATGCTGTAGTTTCGATATCCTTGCGAATTTCCTTCGTACCAGTTGACGTTAACATAGCATCAGACCGCAAACTAGTTAGTTCCTCGCTTAATTCCAGTGTGATATACACACCACTAAGACCCTGCTGCAACCAGCTAAGTGCAATATTCATCATAACCAATGACTTGCCTGAGCCCGACCCGCCGGCAAAGATGTTTAATTCGCCACGGCTCATTCCACCATACAAGATCCTGTCCATTTGCGGCCAACCTGTACTAACTTGTCCACCATTATTAAAGTATCGGTTGATACGTGCGGCAGGGTCTGCAAAATAGTCAGTTCCTAGATCTTTTTGTAAACTGATTTGAACTGCGTCCTTGATCAATTTCTCCACTGGATCATAATCTCCTTCTTCTAACAAATCCGCTGCTTTAAGAATAGCACGTTCAAGTTCTTTACGTCGAGTAAATCCTTCAAACTCTGCTAGGAACCATTCACTGTGTTCTGCTAGATCCCCAACTACTTTTAGTTCTGTACCAGTAACAGCTTTAATCTGTTCAACAGTGGGTAGTATCTTATATGTATTGCTGTGCTCCGAAATAAACTCTGCGACTGCCCGCAGACTGCGATCAAAGTTCTCGGGATTGTAAATGTTCTGCACTCGTACATATGATTGTGCATCTGCCAGCATCATCTCTAAGAAAAGTCTCTGGAGGTCTGTACTATATTCTTTTGTTGCCATTTAAATTCTTTCTAGTAGCGAGTGTAGAGTTTGTGAATTAGTTGGAAATTCATTTAGCATCCAACATTTGATTTCAAACCCTCTTGCTCTAATGTTTTGTTGTATAATAGATTCTGCAATAATATTCAATTTATCCCAGGAAAATTCAGTATTGTTAATTGTACATTCGATAATTTTATTAATCAATGCATATTCATCTAATATATATTGTTGCTTTAATTTCCATTCAATTGTAAACGCTGCTAGCTCATCTTCCCTATCTAAGGTTAAGTTGCAATAACCGATAATATCTTTAAAAACTTGATATGTATTAGTTAGTATACTTTCGGAGCTAATTTTATTAGCAATAGTCATGTATTTGCTGGCTGAAGTCCATTCGCTAATCATTTGTACATAAAAAATACTTAACCATTCTCGCAATTCCCAATTCTCCATTTCGGACCAATGTGAATAGTTCTTATTCCAATCGATGATATTGTCTGCATTAAATCTGCAAAATATATCTAACCCCTTATTGTATCCAATTGATATTTTGTGATATTGACATAACATGTTAAGTTCTGCATACTTAATATCGTTTATATATATAAAAATAATGCTATCAGCGGGTTGCACAGATTCAATAATTACCTGAATTGTTTCATCTGCATGTAGATCAGTAAACGGATAAATTGGAGTTAAGATCTCGTCAGTGTCGCTAGCAGATAATATACCCTCTTTTAACACATCACTTGTGACTATATGTGACATCTTTTTATATGAATGCATCGAACCATCGGCTAAAACAGGAGCAATAATCCGTGTTTCTTTATATTCTTTTGTAAAAGATCTGAGTAAATATTCAATTGTACTGCCAAAGGCGCCAGGGACAAATGGTATTATTATCAATCGGTGTGTTCCATCGTTAATTATATATTCTTTTAGTTAATAACTCAATCTTCAATTTGCTCGTCTCCTTGGCATCTAATATGCTTTTAAGTACAAACAATTTGCCATATGTTTCCACGGCATTACTAACGTCCTTGCAAGTCTCGTGCCAAATTGGAAATGACACAGTCCATCCGTATTCAACAGCTTGCTCAATTAGCCTGCTGCCCGACCATTTCTTTCGACCATTGCGTTCATCAATACCAATATCAAAGTCTGGCACTACAATTACTTCTTTGCCCAAACTATCAATAATGTCTGCTTGTATCTCACTACACTCATTGCCTAATATTGCAACTCCATCTACTGCCATTGCATCAAACGGGCCTTCAACTACAATAACAAACTTAGACGTAGCTAGCTGTTTGTCTGTGTTGAATACATAGTTGGATTCGTAGTTTGCGTGATATTTAGGTTTGACATTATCGTGAAATGCACGGGCTGTATAACCAATGATTTCGTTCTTCCACATACAAGGAATAATTACACGCTTATGTAAATTATATTGTTCCTCTTGTGTGCTGTAGAACTTGTATTTAGTTAGATCAATCTTGCGGTTATGTACATATCTGACAGCCGCAGCAAACTCATCTGAATCTGCCCAATCTTTAAGATCATAATACGGAACTAACTTATCCCACTCTACTGCATGTTCGGGTAGTGTTCTTGCTTTAAATGCAATGGGTTCTGCTTCTTCAGCTTCAATTAGTTTTTCGGGCTCTACCAGGTCTTTGATACGGATAGCATCAATAACCAATCGCTTAACAGTATTGTCATCTGCACCTAACCAGCTTAGGAATTTCCGAAACTTGTACGTTAAGTGACGTCCGGGGATATAGCTAGTTTTGAATTGGCAATTGAAGCAATGATAAGATACACTGCCTCCGGAGTTGGCAACCAGGCCGCCCCTGCTGCGCGTATCCATACTTTCGCCATTATGGTGGCAACAAGGTGCGTTAAAACTAATCCAGCCCGAAGTAGAATTAACTTTCTTTTTTGCGGGCAGTAGTTGCTTGACAGCATCTTGAATAGAGTTCAACATTGTGTATAGTATACACGATATTCTGAGCTACGTCAAGCAGCATAACGCCGACGCCTACCAATTTTATCTAATTTATAATCCTGCGGTTTTTAAATGAGTGTACGCATTAATGTAAATATAGCACATGATGTCACCAATACGTAAACTGCACTTGTCCACTGCCGCCGGCGCCAGACCCGCCGCCTTCTGTGCCGCCAGATCCGCCTGCTGGTGCGGTACCTGCTGCACTTGCTGCGCCATTTACAGTACCATTTGATCCTGCTCCGCCGAACACACTGGTTCCTCCTGTACTGGCAGTTCCTGCTGTGATGTAGGCACCACCACCACCGCCGCCACCATAC